GTAGCTGAATCGGCACCTGCGGTTAAACTTACGGGACGATAAAAATAATGCAATTCTACGGCGTAGTTAGAATCCGGTGTAGGGGCTAAGAGTAAGCTGTTTATATCAAAAAAAGCGTAATATTTTGGAGAACCTTTTACCGTAGCGTCCGGATGGAAAGTTTGTAAAAAGTTAACGTCTTTGTACTCTAAAAACACCTTAGACGAGCCAAAGGACAAAGAAAAAGGTGATAGGAAATCAGTGGGTAACGACAAGTATTGATTGCCGTCAGTAATGATACCTGTTGAGTTTTTCCTAAAATTCGTAAGTTGCACGTTTTTTAACAAACGTTCTTCGGCATTTCTAATAAAAACAGGCAAGTTGTCTACAAAAGACGTTTCATTGTTTTCCGTATAGTCTTGAATAGCACTTTTTAATTCTTGGTATGTAAAGCTCATTAAGTCACCACTGTTACAAAACCTACTTGACCAGACGCCTTAGTAGGTATGTATGTTAACGTGATATAAGGAACACCGACAGGTACATCTATTGGCTCGACTCTATCAGGCCTTGGGTTTTTTAGGGCTATAGCATCGGTTACTTTTCTTAAAGGTAACAATTGCGGATGTTTAGCCTCCCATTCGTCATAACCAACCAACATTCCGGTCCATTCTCGTTTCATACGGTTTAATTTATATCGGGCACCCGATCTATCCGATATACCATATGCAAACTTACCCGTTGAGAAACTGCTCATACCTATGCCCGGTAATAGTCGTATGAAGGCGAAATATTAAAGGAAGCCCGATCACGATCCTCTTCCATAGCTCTTTGCATTTCTTCTTCGTAAATGGGTTTTAAGATAGAAATCAACTGCGGGTTTTTTTTCATAGAAATATAGTATGCAAGCCCCGCAGCTAACGCAGGATAAAATCTAAACGGCATTTGAACCGTATTAGTGAACGTATCAACGTCATCCATACGAACTAATCGGTCAAAGATAACTTGGTCTGTGCTGTTTTCAGGCGTAGGCCAAAGCTTTAACACCGGGCTAACTTGGCGATCTAGGAAAAACTGGTTTACCCTAGCTTGAGTCGATTTAGTTGGAATATTTAAATATTCGCTACGACTCAAACGATCTAAAGTGTAGTCCGTGTTATTTCGTCGCATCACTACCGATAAAATATCTATAGTGTCTGCGTTTAGCGTGTACTCCGCCGTTCCTTGTACAAGGTTCAACGTCGTTTGTTGAATAGTCCATTGGTTAAGCCCACGATTAGCCCAATCAGCTAATAGCAGGTTTAGGGAACGTTTTGCTGTTTTTAAGTCATATCCGGTCCTAACTTCTAGGCCACAACGTTCAAATGCTTCTTCTATATAATCCGAAACATCTAACTCAAAATCTTTGCTCCCCGAAGTAGTCATAGCGCAAACCTATTTTTTCTTTGTTTTTTTAGAACTTGCGCTACCACCGTTACCTAAACGAACAGCCTTATTTTTTTTAACGCCAGATTTTTTTGCAGGCTTGCCCATAGCCATTGCTTTTCTTGGGCTAATCATGTTGTTCATCTAATAATCTCCTATAAAACGATTCTCGATAACCAAAAACGACGTCCGGTACTTTTTCTTCAAAATACTTAACGTAGTAGTCGGTAAGCTTTAACTTGTGTGCGGCTAACTGAACTTTAGTCAGCCGTTGAATGAAGATCATAGCATAAGAAACGTCGGTTTTAGCATCAAACTTTCCGTCATCTATGGATTCATTAGCGTCATCATCTGGATGAAAACCCATAACCCAAAGATCTTTTTGAATAAAGATACCTTGAGAAATGGCATCGTTTAATGACTCTAAATACTGATGGAACGTAGTAACATCTTCGTAATTTAAGTCAACAATTACAACAACATCTGTTTCGTTGTTAAATTCAGATAAAGCGGTGTATAAACATTGTTTATGAGCATCATGCTTAAAAACAACACCGACCCTATTTAAATCCCAACTGGTTTTTGCAAAAGGGCATGCAAAAAAACCATCTTTAGATTTTGTTTCTAAAGTGTACTTAGACCATTCTCGAATTTCTTCAAAAATGGTCTGTTCTTCTCCAAAAAACTTCATTTATAGGTAGTTTTTTTGCGTCTTTTGTTTAAAACAGCTCCGCAACCTTTATGGTTTTTAACCATAAATTTACGTTTTTTGCCTTGTTTCTGGTCACTACCCGAAGAAACTTGTTTATTCATGTCCGCTCTCAGCATGTTATGAATAAAAAACCGTAACGGATGTACACGCTGTAAACACAGAGATATAAATGTCACTAACCCTTATACCTTCGTCCGGTATGTTAACGGAGTGAGTGTCTGAAGCGTCTAAATCCATGTCCAACACTACAGAACCGCCATTAGCGTCGGTAAAAGTGACTCTAGGTGAACCTGTTGTTGTTTTAACTTGGACCTGACGAATACGTGCAGGCCCAACACCGGCAGAACCGGTAGCAGTTAATCGTTTCGATCTTACATCAGAACCAGCCATATAAACCTCCTATTAAGCAAGGTTAATGTTCTGCTGATATAAGATTGTAAACCTTATTTCACCTGCGGTTGTTGCGGCAGAAGCGGTTACTGTCAAACGAATATCAGCCGTCCCCGTGTCTTCCCAAGCTAATGCTCCGCCCGCTTCTGTGGTTGGATACTTTCGACCGGCGGTGGTTCCACTTGCAAAAGTATTCAGAATTGTAGCGGCACCACCTACGGTGTCTCCAACGCTCAAGTTAGTTGTAGTATTCGCCGCAGTAATTACGTCGATTACACAATCAATAATTTGAGAATTAGCCGGAATTACAACGTTTGTAACAGAGGCAGCCACTGCGCCACCCGATAAATCGAGAGCAAAAGTCTGCGCCATAACGACTTGGCCAGTGTTTTTTATGTTTGAACCAAGGCTAGTGCCCGTGGTTTCTTTGATAGTTCCGGCTTTAATAGGACCGGAAAAAGTTGTAGTACCCATATGTATCTCCTGTCGTGGGTTATGTCAGACGCACCATGCGGCTGTCAGGAATTTTTAAATAGTACAAAAATAAAAACAAAAAAGAAAGAGGGTAACAAAAGTTACCCCTTTCAGTTTATAACACCGTTTAAGCTCCGGGAGTCCCGAAAACGGCACGCCAGTCTGAAACACCAAAACTATAACGCTCTCTAGCTTTAAACCGCATGTTTCCAGTATCAAAATCGCCTTCCATAGCAGTACGGATAGGCGTTCTTTGGAACAGTTTAAACCCATTAGGCGCATCAGTTTTAATGAAATAGGCATCACTATCCGTCAAGAAGTGGTTTACAACCGCTCCTTCAGGAAGCATTCCCATTGATTTCATTGCGTTGATGTCGTTATCGGCAGTACCTGAACGAAGGTTGCTGTTAATTACGCGTTCAGCAATAAATTGAAGTTCCTTTGGAATAATCAATTTCATACCACGAACGGCAATTTTTAAGCCACGTTCATCAGTGAACCCTGCAATGTCAATTAACATTTGCTCTAACGACGTTTCATTCAAATCTGCCGCAGTTCCCAAAAGGTTTCTTTGGTTACCGGACAAAGATGGATGTGCCGCAGAACAAAGGGCTGCATTATCGCCAACAGGCGATGCTGTACTAAACGCATTGTTTAGTATAGAAGCAGCTTTGATTTGCTTGGTTTGAGACATAGATCGAGCAAGCGCACGCGTATAACGCCCAGCTAGTCGGTCATACAGATTGTCCTCAATAGCTTCCTCGGTAATTGAAAAAGCGAGCGCAATCGTCTCATGCGTATAACGTGCCGTATACGTTTCTTGTGCGTCATCGAAAGAAATAGCGCCACCTTCTGACTTAACAGGGGCAGTACCAAATCCAGACAACATTACTTCTTCTTCAAAAGCTCGGTCAGAACTTTCTTCGTCGAAGATTTCAGCATGCTCTCGATCATATCGATCATATTCTAACCCGAACAGAGCGTTTAATCCGGGTTCTAGCTCCTTGGCTAGTTGGCTTCTTGAAATAGCCATAAGTTAACCCCCTTAAATGCCAGTTGAGTCTGCGGTAGTCTGAGAATCAGAGCTACTAGCAGGCGAATTAAAATGAAAGTTAAATCGAACAACATAGTTCACACCAGCCGTGGCGTAATCTAAGTTTGCAATATCGGAAGTTAAACTAACGATACGCATAGCCAATGTGGCTGTAGTAGCCGCAGTGCTAATGTCCAATTGACCTGTGGATCGACCATTGGCAGTTGAACCCGAGGTAGCTGTTGCCAGTGAGCAGTTTTTAAAGATGTCTGCTTGGGCCGTAGCACGGTCCGTAGTAACACCATCTGCTGCAACCATAAACAACTGGTTAGGGTTGTCCGCAACAAACGCTTTAATAGGGTAGTTTGTATCTACACTAACGTTGTTGGAACCGGGCCAATAGTTTTTCCAAATAGGCTTCTTAGAAGCCGAGTCAACATATTCAACACCCATTAGAACACCAAGGAATGGGACAGTTCCGCCATCTGCGTTTCCGCAAATATCAATAAAACCACCTGAAACAGGAATTACAGGTGAATATTGATAAATGGCGTTAGTCTCATTGGAAGCAATTTCATACTGAGTTACACCAGTAGTGTTTGCCGCCGCTCCGTTGAGTCCAATTGGGCGAAGACCAAAGGCAGTTTCTTGGTTTGCCATTGAAATTTCTCCTAATCGAACGGTCTACTTACGTGGACCACCAAAAGTTACACGGGATTGTCGTTCGGGACGATTAATCCGCATCGTTGAGTGCGAGTTTTCACGTAACATATCAGTATCTAATGCTTCTATTTGATCAGCATGGCGTCGTTGAAAGTAATCATTTCTTTCTTCAACGGTTTCTAATGGGATACGTGCTAGAAGCAACCCGCCAACACCAAAAACGCCTTCATATCGACCAGCATCCATTACAGGTGACTCAAAATCGGGGTATTCATCTTTACGAACAAGCTCATAACCTTCTCGTAATTTTGCAGAAATGTTAGTACGGTCGTCAAACCCTCTAACCTCTGCGCGAATCCATCGATGTTTGTAACCTTCAGGAGCAGGCGGCGAATCTAATTTAGATGGGGGTGACCAAGGTTTTCGCCTAACCTCAGAACTTCTTGAATTTTTTGCGCGAGAGGTACGTTTTATGGCCGCCATTTCTTCATTTATTTCAGTCATTTTTAGTCCTTCACGTATTTTGCGTATTCTTCAAGTGGCACACCTAGTTTTTTTGCTATAGAAACTTGGCTGGGTGTGAGTCTAACCTTTTTTCCGCGCCCAGAACTTGCGGAACGAGAAACACCGGCAACGGTCTGAGCGCCCCGTCTACCTGAATTTGTTCCCTCTAACTTCTGAGGAAACTCTCTTCTCATTCGTTTATCCAATTCATCATAGTACTCATCTGACTTTGGGTCAAATGCTTCATCTTCAACTAATTGTTTATGTAAACCAAACGCCGCAAAGGTCATAGCATAATCTTCACCAAACCACGTATTTTTAGAAGCCCATGTTTCTGCTTTTGGATCAGGTCGTTGTTGTTGCGGCGCAGGTTGGTATTGCGTTTGTTGAACACTTTGTTGTTGTTGGTACGCCAAAGCTTGTGCGGCTTGTCTTTCTCTAGCTTGTTTAGCTTGTTGGTGCTTGTCCGCAGCAATAGCTAATTGATTTAATCGTTTCTGAGCTTCAACTGTTTGTGTTGAATCGCCTAAATCTATTGCGCTTCTTAACGATTGTTCAGCTTGTTTTTGCTCTAAAGAAACCCGGTAACCGTATTCATCAACATAACTTTTATCTAAATTTTGTAGCCGTTGTTTAATTTGGACAGCTTCATTTTGAACCTGCTGTGCATAACGCAACGCTTCTTCACGTTCACGTTCAGCATCACGCGTCTTTTTAGTTAGTTGATTAATACGTTTTTGAACAGATTTACTATACTGTTCGTGATCACCATCATCTTTGTGATCACCATCTTCTTTGCTTTGGTTTTCAGTAAAAGGGAGTTCAACTTCTTGTGCTTCTTCGTCAAAAGTTAAATCTAGTTGACCGTCGTCGGCCTCATATGCAGCTTTTTTTTCTGACATTTGCGATTTCCTTAACTATGGAAGATATCGGTTGGATCTAGGATAGTTCCTAAAATTTCATCATCATTTAAGATGCGTACTTCGCTGCCAAAAGCAGCGTCTTTGTCTTCGTTTAAACGAAAACGCGAACCCGCATAACGCGCAAACAAAACCCATTGTTTTTCAGCGCACCACGGTCCGGTAGGGAATTTGTCTAGATCTTGGTAAGCCAATGGACCCATTTTTAAAACAAGGCCCGCAACAGTTTGGACTTGTTCGTCATCAACTGTTTTGTTGGAGAGGTATATACCCCCAGATGTTTTATTAGGGGGCCTAAACGGCAAAATTAAAACTCGCCAGCCAGTAGGGGTTGGTAAACGATCCAAAATGGTTTTATCCATTAAACTCGGGTCTAGTACCCGTTCGGCAGGATCGACATAACACTCGGATAATTTTATATCCGTATTAATTGAGTCAGTCATTTAAATGTTCCTGATTTTTTAACATATCTGAGATTTCTGAATAGATATAGTCGCAGCTCCTTAGCTCGCCAATACATTCTCGATATGTTTCCATATCTTTGATTGTGCCCGAAACCAACAAATCAGAAATCTGAGATTTTCTTTCTCTAATGGTTTTTTGAACAAATTGCACTACGTCTATATCATCCATATAAGTATCTTACAGTATCTTATACTTTCTGACTAGCTCTTATACAAATTTAACGTTGTTGATATTGCCCAGAACTAATCATTTGGCAGACTTCTAGGGAGCGGTCGCCAACCTGTTCAGCCCAACGGCTACGGTAGAACT